CTGGAATAAAAATATTTTCTAATTTTTTGTTAGAATTAAATAAATATTCTTTAAAAATTATCTTGTTTTCTATTGTGTTTGTTGGTGTGTAAAAAAATTTACATTCATTTTTTTTATTCTTAAACTGAACAATTGATTTAATCTTATTGTCATAACATTTTTGAATAAAATTATCCACCGTGTGTTGACTTTTATTCGAAGATACAGTTATTGATATTTTTTTTTCTTGGGTTCCTTCTGTGTTTTTGAAATCAAATGATATTTTTATATATATATCTTCTGTAACTTTGAAATACTTGTTATTTTCCGGAATTTTTAAAATTTTAAACTTATCTATATGATCTGGAAATTGAGTGTAATAATTTAAATATTTATATGATGTACTTATCAAATTAAAATTATCAATATTTAAATTTTGATCAAGTAGAAATTCCAATATTGATTCTATAATATAATTTTTATAAATATCTTTGATAGGTTCTGTATTGATCGTTGAAACCATGTTTGTTTTAGAATTCACTAATTCAAAGTTTGTTATGATTTGATTATATTTGAAAATATTATATGAATAAAATGTTGATAAATAATTGGTTATTTTATCAAAATTTTTTATAATGAAATTTATTAAGAACATAGATAAAAATGGTATGGTAAATTCAATGTAGCTATTTGATGATTTTATGTTATTCATCATGTGTAAAGTTAGTAAATTGGAAAGATTCTCCATATAATTTTTTTTAATGATTAACTAAAATAAAAATCAATTTTTTCACAAGTCCAAATCTTGATTTAAAATATCAATTATAGTTCCCACTCCTTTCGTTGATCCATCTCTAAAAAAGAATATAACATTTGGTTCAATAAATTCTAAATGATATTTAAATTCAAATTCAACAAGTTTTTCATCACCAGATCTCAAAAATTGATTATCATTAATTTTCATAATTGCTGATTGTCTAATAGGACCACAATGAATAACTGGACAATATCCAGATTTCATTGTTGTAGAATGATGTAAAATTTTTATTTTTGCTGTGAATTTTTTTGTTAAAAATTTCTTAACCAATTGTTCGTTAGATACAACAACCATTCCTTTTCTTATATATTCTTTATCAATAGTTTCTTTTGGATTTGTAAATCTTATTGCTATACAAGACGATTCATTATCAACAATTTCTTGTTGATCTTCTCTTATTGAATTGTGTAATGATTTGGCTGTAATTTCATAAAATTTTGAACCGACAGGACCAATCAATAATTTTTGTTTTACTTTAATGTTATCTCCTTTTAATGTTCCACTCAAAACAGTGCCAATGCCAGAAACTTTAAATGTTGAATCTATATAGAAAATACTACCACCAACATCATTTGGTATCCATTTTTTTCTTGGAGATAAATTACATAATAATTGATGTAAATTATTAACATTTAATCCATTGGTATTCGATAAAGATACAACGGGAATAATGTCAATATTAAATGTATTGTTATTGATTATTGTACGAAAATCATTATCATCATTTAAAAAAATCATTTGATTTGCTAATTTATTTCTTGTAATCAAATTATTAACATTTTTCTTTAAATTTTCGTACACATCTTGTGGAGCCATATCAATTTTTGTAATTACAATTATAAATGGAACTTTCAAATAAAATAAAATTCCAATATGTTCTCTGGTCAAACGTGTTATGTCAGTGTTTGCTCCAATTACAACTATACCATAGTCAACATACATACCAGATACTCCAAATAAAGTTGTTTTGAAATATTTTTCATGTCCTGCTAAATCTATTAATGAAACGACCTTTTTTTGATTTTTAATTTCCAATGAATTATTAATTTCAAAATAACCAACATTATTTTTACAAGTCTCTACATGAACATTTGAATTTTCAATATTATAAATCAATGAATTAAAAGTTATATTAGATGTTCTGCCAGTTTCTATTTCATGTGAATGTTTTAAAATTTTATTTCTTGCGGAACCTCTACCATTGTCTAATTCTCCACTTGTTAAAACACCAATTAATGAACTTTTACCTGCATCGACAGGTCCACATATGGCTATTTTTATTTTTTCCATATTTTATTAATATATAAATATCTTGTCTTTAAGCTTCTTCAGTTTCATTATTTAAATTCCAATCGAAATATAATAAATCTTCGTTTGAATGTTGATCTTGTTCCAATTGATGAAATAAAATTAAAGCCATTTTTGCAGCTGCTTGTTCTCCAATTGATTTTTTCTTACCAACCCCATAAGAAAAACACATTTGTTTCTTTTTATTAATATCTTCACAATTATCAAATTCGTATTCATTGTATTCTGGTTTGAGTACAGCCATATAATATAATTTTTTATTTGATAGTCCCGTGTTATGAACCATAACATATTTTGCTGTCTTTTTAAATTCTCTATGATAATATTCAAGTAATTTTGCTTTATAATTTCCGTCATAATATAATTTGTCCGAAATATCAACATAAGTTTCAATTAAATTTATGATAAACATATAACATGGCTCAAAACCATTTGATTCAGCTAGAGCACCAAAAAAAGCTTCAAAACAATCTTCTAATAATTTAGTGTTTGTTCTATTGTTTGTTGCTTCCATTTGCCTTGAAATTAAAAAATATTTATAAAATTTAAGTTCATGAGCAATTTTAGAAAAATTTGTTTTGTCTTCTAATTTAGTGTGTGTTATTGTTAAAAATCCTTCATTTGAACCTGGATATCTTTTATATAAATAACTTGCAATAGTTAGTTTTAAAAATCTGTCACCAATATATTCCAAAATATTATAATCTTTTTTTCTTAATTCCACTAAATCAGGAGGATTTCCAAGTTCATCTTTAGCTTTTTGTAAAATATCATCTGTGAAATGTTTATTTCTTAAATATGATTTATGTGTAAATGCTTGTCTAAAAAGTTCAATATCATTAATTTTGTCTAAATATACTCCGTGATTACTCAAAATACTTTTAACATCTTCTTCAGATATCAAAATATTTTTTTCATTGTAAGGAATCGGAACATTTTCAGTTGTTCCATCAGGTTTTACAACTTCAAGACCATCACGAATATATGAATGTGGGAGTTGGATATCTAAATTTTCCATAAATATAATATATAAATGAATTATGTTTATGTATATTTTAAAATCAATTTTTTTTATTGTTTTGACATTATAAAATAAATATTCATTGATTTTATCTTTTTTCAATTTCTAAATAAATATTATCACTCGCATCATACTCATGATCATCGAAATTTTTTATTTTTATACTTATTGTTTTAGTATTTAAATTATCGAGCATTTTTTTTATTGTTCGGTTCAATGAATAATAAATAGAATGGAATTTGTGTAAAGTATGAATTATTTTAAAATTCTCATTATCAAGATCTTCCTCATCATCTATCAATAATTCAATATCATGTTCGAAACCACACATGGAATCATAGAATTCATCACCGAGATTTTTTTGTATAGTCCAAGAAAAATTATGGTCTTTCATCCATAAATTTGGATTATCATGATTATTATTTCTGTGAGAAAATGTAAAATTTCCGAGTCCATCTTCAATAATATCTGTTTCACTTTTTTCGAAAATATAAAAAATAATCCCATAATTATTTGTTTCTTCAGTAAAATCAAGTGTCAAATGAAAAACTATACCATTATGATAATATTTTTTTATGTATTCGTTCAATAATATACCACAATCATTAATATCTTGATGTATTTGAGAAAGATCTTCCTCATTAATAATTCCTTCTTTCAAATATTTATTAAAAAAATTCAAATTTTCTTTTTTAAATTTCATAATATCAAATGTTTTACGACCTTGTGGTACGTCAATACTTGTGTCTGTCGCCATGTTCTATATCTTAAAAAGTAAAGGAACTTGTAATATAATAAAATTTCAATTTTTTTCCATTAAATTATTACTTGAGTTCATATTAAAATTTGAAGAATAAAATGAAATATGTTAAATAAAACTTAAAAAAAAATTGTATCATCAATAAATAATTTCGAAAAATGTTGGCATGTTTAATGAAATTATTTTAATAAATTAAATTTTTCAGTATTTTTGATATCTGACGGAATAATTTTTTCTATATCTTCCAAAACCAAAGTTTCTTTTTCTAGTAAAATTTTAGCTAATTCATGAATTTTATCTTTATTTTCGATTATTTTATTTTTTGTAAATTCATAACATTTATTAATTATTTCATCAATATTATTGTCTATTTGTTTCCTTTTTTCATTTGAAATAACTTTTAATTTTTTATAATTGATAAATCCTAACTCATTATTCATTCCATATGTATTTATATAATTATCCACTAATATAGTTGTTTTCTCAATGTCATCATGAGCACCAGTTGTTATAATATTGAAAAAAATTTCTTCTGATATCCTACCACCCATCAATACACATATTTTTCTAAAATTTCTTGTTTTGATTGTAATTTTTGATCTGTTGGTTCTTGTTGTGCAAATCCTAATGTGGATTCTCCTCTTGGAATTATAGATACTTTAATTGGAGGATTTTGTGTTTTTAAAATATAACCCATAAATGCATGACCTGCCTCATGATGTGCTACAATGTTTTTTTCTTCTTCTAACATTTTTCTTTCTGGTTTTTCACGTCCAACTAAAATTTCATCTATGGCATCATTTATTATTTTATTATTGATGATGTATTTATTTTCTTGAATGGCAATGATTTTAGCCTGATTACAAATATTAGAAATATCCGCACCACTTAAACCAGCTGTTTTTTTTGACAAATCGTTAAAATCAATTTTATCGAGTGTTATTTTATTCAAATATAATTCAAACATTTTCTTTCTTTCATCGATATTTGGCAAATCGAAATATATTTTTTTATCAAATCTACCAGATCTTATTAAAGCATTATCTAGTGTAGATTGTAAATTAGTTGCTGCAAAAATCATAATGTTATTTTTTTCATTGAAACCATCCATTTCAACTAAAAGTTGATTCAATGTATTGTCACGTTCGGAATTATCATTATTCAAAGTTCTTTTTCTTCCAATGGCATCAATTTCATCAATAAAAATAATACATTTGTCATAATGTTTTGCTTTATTAAATAAATTTCTAACTCTAGAAGCACCCATACCAACATAAATTTCTACAAATTCAGAACCGGAAACATAAATAAAAGGTATTTTAGCTTCATTAGCAAGTGCCTTGACTAATAATGTTTTACCAGTTCCTGGATTACCAACAAGTAAAACTCCTTTTGGAATTTTAACATTTAATTTCAAATAATTATTTCTATTATTTATGAAATGAAGATAATATGAAAGTTCTTTCTTAACTGATTCTAAACCAATTATATCATTGAAAAATATTTTTGAAATACTTGGTTTAATAGTTACAATCGGATTATAATTTTCAATTTTTTTTTGGAACCATTTATTATATTTTGAAAAATTAAAAATTATAATAATAAAAATGATTATTCCAAAAATAATATTCATATATTTTTGAAAATATATTTTTAATTAAACTGATGATCAACTTCCACTATTTTAATTATCATTGATACTTGATTTAACGGATGTAATACATGTCTTTCATCATCAATTGGACAATTACTTAATAAATTTTTCATAGATATTAATTCACCATAAGGAGTGTAAAATTTAAATGTTAATTTTTTTAGATTTTGTAAAGATCTTATGTTATACAATCTTTTTCCAAATGGCGTCAAATATAAAAATCTATTTAATTGACCATCAAAACGTGAATTTGTTAAAGCAAATGATCTGTTCAGTAAATCATTAGTTCCGGGTAGTTCTGAATCTGCTAATTCATCTATCACTAAATTAATGTAAGGGAAACATCCAATATCTCTTGCTCTTTCATATGATGCAGGAAAAATAGTCAATGATTCTGGATTAGTAAAACCTATATCAGTGTACAAATCAATTGTTTTTATTTTATTTATATTAATATGCTCAACTAAATTAATATATTTGTAGTTATTTAAGGAATCAATCAATTGAAAAATTGTTTTTTTTGTATAGTTTTTGAAGTTAACAAATGATGATGTTAAAATATTATTATTATAACTAAATTTCTGGTTCGTGTTATCAATTAAAATTTTTGATTGATTATCCATAAATTCCATTTTACCATTATATACAGGAAATTTT